GTAGAAGAATATAAAAAAATTGCTAAAAATAGAGGTGATGACACAGCACATTTTAGTTCAATATGTTTTGAAGTTGACTCATATCCTATAAAAAAATTTGATAGCATGGTGAGAGGTACATAATGTCTGAGTGGCAAAAGGATATAGCAGAAGTAAAAACAGAATTAAAATTTTTGCGTGAGGATATATCCATAATGCAAAAACAAGTAAGAGATTTAAACAAAACTAGCAACATGGGTTTGGGCGGATTAAAAGTAGCATTATTTATTGGTGGCATATTAGGTGCCATATATACTTTTTTTAAATTAATTGATTAATGGTGCTGTAAGAGAGACTCGAACTCTCGACTTCTACCTTACCAAGATAGCGTTCTACCCCTGAACTATTACAGCAAGGAAATTATGAAAATACTTTGTATATCGGATTTGCATTATCCGTATGCTCATAAAGATCATTTATCATTTTTAAAAGCAGTAAAATCAAAATTTCGTTTTACACCTAAGGATAAATATATAATGCTTGGAGATGAATTAGATTATTCGGCATTGTCCTTTCACGATTCCGATCCTGATTTACCAAACAGCACAAAAGAATTAGAATTAGCTAAGGTACATATAAAAAAGTTAGAAAAAATTTTTCCTAAACTAGAATTATTAAACTCTAATCACGGCTCCATGGTTTACAGAAAACGTAAATTTCATGGGTTTCCAAAACAAGTATTTAAAGACTATGCAGAAATACTTGAGGTTAATAAAAACAATTGGAAATGGCATGATAGTTTAGTTGTTAAAGATAAACATGGTAAATATTATTTTACTCATAGTATGAATGCTGATTGTTTAAAATCAGCACAAGCACTTAATTATGAGGGTTATATACAAAGCCATTATCATTCTAAATTTGAATTAAAATATTTTTCTAGTCCCGAAGCTTTACGTTGGAGTATGACAATTGGATGTCTCATTGATAAAGACTCGTTAGCTTTTGCATATTCTAGAGTAAATATAAAAAGACCAGTTTTAGGTTGTGCCGTTATTATAGATGGTGTTCCTCAGTTAGTTCCAATGACATTAGAACGAGGAGGAAGATGGTCAGGAAAGTTGTAAAAGATAATATTAACCCATCATATTACAAAAAAAAAATACAAGTTACTGATTTCATAATTGAATATGAAATGAATTTTTTAGAAGGCAACATCATTAAATACGTTTGCAGACACAAAGCAAAAAATGGTTTGGAAGATTTAAAAAAAGCAAAATGGTATTTGGAGAAATTAATAGAATGTACGAAAAAGTAAAAGATAGAATAAAATTACACGAAGGTTTTGTTCCAAAAATATACAAAGATACATTGGGATTTGCCACAATTGGTTATGGTCATAAAGTAGTAGATGAAGATAATTTTGTTGAAGAAAAAGAATACACAAAAGAAGAATTAGAAGAAACTTTTTTAAAAGATTTTGACAAAGCAGTTAATGGCGCTGAAAGATTATTTAACGTAAATGGCTGTGTAGATTTGCACGAAGAAGCTAAAGGCATAATTATAGAAATGATATTCCAGCTTGGACCAACAGGAGTATCCAATTTCCGTAACATGTGGAAATGTTTATCTGAGCTTAACTATGTAGGCGCAAGTTACGAAATGATTGATTCCAAATGGTATAAACAGACAACCAATCGGGCTAAAGAATTAAGTAATCACATGAAAAATATAGGAGTGTAAATGTTAAATTTGTTACTAGGACCAGTTGTAGATATTGTATCAACGAGCGTAAAAGGTTTTGTAGATACTAAGAAAGCTAAAGCAGAACAAAAAGTTACTGAGATAAAAGCTAAAACTGAACTTATGCAACAGCAAATTAAAGGCGAGTCAGATTGGGATATTGAAGCAATAAAAAATACAGAAGGATCGTGGAAAGATGAATATCTTACAATTATTTTTAGCATTCCACTTTTGCTGTGCTTCCTGCCATTTACAGTAGAATATGTTGAAAGAGGTTTTGAAGCATTATCCAAAACACCTGATTGGTACAAATATACTTTAGGCGTAATTGTATCAGCATCATTTGGCATCAAAGGTGCATCTAAATTTTTTAAAAAATAGGAGGTAATATGAGATTATTACATGATTTATGGGATCACATGAAAGAGTGGTCTAGTTGGTCAATGAAAGATTGGATTAAGGCAGGAATAGTTGCCGTAATCGTATTAGTAATTATTGGCGCAATTTAATAAATGTCAGACTCTAGACTAAAAAGAGCAGGAGTAAGTGGTTATAATAAACCAAAACGTACTCCAAATCATCCAAAGAAATCACACATTGTTGTTGCCAAAGAAGGTAGTAAAATAAAAACTATTAGATTTGGCCAACAAGGTGTTTCTGGCGATAAAAAAATGACAAAACGAGCTAAGTCGTTCAAAGCAAGACACAGCAAAAATATTAAGAAAGGCAAAATGTCAGCTGCCTATTGGAGTAATAGAACAAAATGGTAAAAAAAAATAAAAAACCCGTCTGGGAAAGAGAATACAAAGGTAAAACAAAAACTATAAAAGGTAAAAAAGGTTATGCTTCTGCAAAAGCAAAAGCTGATAAAAAGTTTGGCAAGAAAACAAGTCTTGTTAAAAATATGTATATTTCACAGCAAATGAAAAAAAAGAAGAAAAGATAATGCCTAGAAGATTAAGTAAAAAACAAAAAAAAATAGATGTTGCAGCGCCATATGGTAAAATAACTGCCGCTGATTTTAAAAGACTAAGCAAGAAAAAGAAAAAAAAGAAAAAGTGAGAAGTATAAAGGAAGATATACTTTCTTGGTCAAAAGACTTTCTTGAAAAACCTAGCAAACATCTAAATAACTATCCTGTATGTCCTTTTGCTAAAAAAACACGATTAGAAAACAAAATTTCTATTGTTGAGCATAACAAAGCAACAACATTATTAGAAACAATAGTAAAACAAGCAACACAATTTAAAGATAATAATAATGATATTTGTATCGTGGCTTGTAATGATCTTAGTATTATTGCCGATGAGTTGCACGATTATATTCATGCACTTAATTATGTATTTGTTCCAAAAGATGTATATCTTATGTGTTTTCATCCAGAAGATGCAGAAGAAGATGAAAGAATAGAATTCTTAGAAGATACAAATTGGGAGCCACATAACAATTTTCTTATGGTTTTAATACAGCCATTTAAAAAATTAGAAGATGCAAGTAAACAATTAAAAAAAACAAGCTATTATAAAAATTGGCCAAAAGATTATTATAATGGAACAGTAAACAAACGAAAACAATACAGAAAATTATATGAAAATAGTATTAGTAACGTGGCTGGACACTAACGAAAATTCAGTTGGTAGCTGGATTACAAAAGAAGATTTAGATAAATCAGAAGTTTGTAGTGTTGACTCTTTGGGTTGGCTTTATAAAGAAACAGAAGATTTTATAGTTATATTAGCTGATAAAGATACAAATAACGAGGACGACTTGTTTGGTAGATCACAAGTCATTCCTCGTGGAGTTATAAAAGATATTAAGTATTTAGATTAAATTTTCTTTTTTTCCATTGTTTATAATCTCTCTCATATGCTCTTTTCCATACGTCTAAAAATCTTTCGATCCATTTAGTTTGTTTTTCAGTAATAGTTTTATTAAATAAAACTGAATGGGCACTTTCTAAAGGTTGTAAATTTTTATTTTCTTCTAAATCTCCCCATCTATTATAAATACTAACAAGTTTATCATTCATTATAAATTCTCCTATGAGTACAAAAGTTGAGTACACAAAGAGTACAAGAAATTTTTGCTTGTAATTACTTTTACTTGCTTATTTCTTGCACTCTTTAACTTGTTTATGTTTAGATTTTCTCGTATTTTCTTAAACATACGAGGAATTTATAACTTTACCAATGGTTTGTAAATAGCTTATTTTACTAAGGTAGGCCACAAAAAAAAGACGTGAGTACATTATGAGTACGATTTGTAATCACGTAAATTCTGGCAGCTTAGATATTTTATCATTAGCTGTTTCAGGCATCATATGATTATAAATAGCAACTGTTTTATCACTTTTCCAACCCACAATTTGTTTTAAGTCTTGTACGTCTGCTTTTGCATACTTTCTTAACCATGTAGCTAGAGTATGTCTGCATTTATGAGGAGTTTTATTAGTATCTACTTTTGCTTGTTCTAACATATATCTCCAATTTTGATACAAACCCTCGCCATCTTTTTTATTACTCCAAGCTTGTCTCCATTGAAATATATATCCTTTACGATCATTAACTTTCATAAGAAATTTATATAAAGTTTTATGTATTGGAGTTGGTATAGGTCTTTTAGTTAATGTTTTAGGACAATAAAAATGTATAGTTTTTTCTTCATAGTTTATATCTTCCCAACGTATTGGCAGAACTTCTCCAAGTCTAGCGCCAGTATATATTAGAAATATTAACAATAATTTTGTTTGAAAATGCGAAGTAGATTGTAAACAGCGTGATACTTCATCTGGTGTAAAATACATTGGCAATTTATCTAAAATTGGCAAACGATTAATTGTCATGTAAGAACAGCATTTTAATTCATTAGCGCCATAGTGTAATATTAATGATGCTATGCCAATAAAACTTCTATTTATAGTATTGTTACGTGAAGATTTATACTGCTGTTCATGTTCGTTAAGATCAGAATATGCACTTCTTCTTAAACGATCATCTAATTTATAACATTTAAAAGCTTCTGTTTGTATTACTGTGTTAGTAATATTAGAGACATTATAATTACCAAGATATTTAACTGTTCTATCAATCATTTTGATTGTCTTTTCACTTGGTGGATTTATATTGTCTTGCTTTTTTAACTCAGCTAAATCTTTAAATTTAATTTTAGCATAGTCTAAATTTGTATTTTTAAGAC